TGCGAGAGTTTAAAAAAAAGAAGCTTTCTATTGGAAAATCTGATAAGAAAGTAAAAAATCGTAAACAAGCGATAGCAATTGCTTTGAATGAAGCAGGAATAAGGAGAAAAAATGGAAAAACTAAATAACATACAAGATGTAAAAGTTGGTGAGCAGGAAACTGAGATTGATCCTAGATCAAAAACAACTGCTGACAAAGCTTTTAACTTAATTGGCACTGGTGGACCTGAAATAGAAGTTAAAGGTCAAGGCGCAGTGTTAAAAGAAAAGAAAAGAAGTTCTAAAGCGTACTAATATTATGGCATTCCCGATTTTAAGTGCTTTAAAATTAGCAGTTAACGCTGGCACGCACATTTATAAGAAAAAACAAGAGACAAAGATGGCGATGGCTGACGCTCAACACATGCATGCCGCTAAGATGGCTCGAGGAGAGAGCGAATACCAGGGCAAATTATTAGAAGCAAGACAATCGGACTGGAAAGACGAGTTCGTTTTGCTTGTTCTCACGGCGCCAATTTTGGTGATCGCTTGGGGAGTCTTCAGTGAGGATCCTGGTGCAGCAGAAAAGATAAAACTGTTCTTTGAGCAGTTTCAACAACTGCCCAGCTGGTTCACGAATTTATGGATTCTTGTCGTGGCGAGCATATATGGTATAAAGGGAACTCAAATATTTAAAAACGGAGGAAAAAAATAATGTCTAATAGAAGATATAACTCACAAACCAGAACTAAAGCAATGGGTGGTGGCATGATGAGAAAAGGTTACTTAGCAGGTGGTCAATCAAAGATTGATGCAAATAAAGATGGTAAAATTACAAAAGAAGATTTTGCTATGCTAAGAGACAAAAGAAAAGTCATGAAAAATAAAAAAAAGAAAAAACCATCTATGATGATGATGGCTATGAAGAGTAAAAAATAATGGCAAAACTTTGTGCTAAAGGAAAAGCAGCAGCGAAGCGTAAATTTAAAGTTTACCCTTCGGCATACGCGAACATGTATGCTTCTGGAGTTTGTTCAGGTAAAATTACACCAGGTGGTAAAAAAGGTAGTAGAAAAAAAGCTGCTGGTGGTGGCCATATGGTTGCTGGTTTAGCAAGAAGAAAAAGAGCGGCGTGTGCGTAAAAAATTTGCAGAAGGTGGTTTAAGAAAATGGGTATCCGAGAAATGGGTAGACATTGGAGCACCGAAGAAAGACGGCAAGTATCAACCATGCGGGAGATCGAAGGGCAGCAAAAGGAAGTATCCAAAATGCGTCCCACTTGCAAAAGCCACACGGATGACAAAAGGGCAAAAGGCCTCTGCTGTCAAACGAAAGAGAGCTGCAGGTAATACAGGACCTAAACCAACTAACGTTGCAACATTTACAAAAAGAAAAAAAGCAATGGGTGGAGGTTATATAGGACCGGCAATTAATTCAGATTATGATGGAGTAAAATTAAATAATCCATCTTATGCTAAATATTATAAAGGAATGATTTAATGGTAAAAGGATTAAAAAAAGTAGCTAAAGGTTTAGAAAAAGCATCAAAGACACATGCTAAACAAGCTAAGATAGTTAAAAAACATATTAAGAAAATGGGTAAACATGCGAAGAAGAGATAAGCAACCACCTAAAACTAAAAAATATTTTAGATCAACGAAGTCTGGTGCAGGCATGACTAAGGCTGGAGTTGCAAGATACAGAAGAGAAAACCCTGGATCTAAATTAAAAACAGCGGTCACTGGAAAGGTCAAACCAGGATCAAAAGCTGCAGCTAGACGTAAATCATATTGCGCAAGAAGTGCAGGACAAATGAAAAAATTTCCGAAAGCAGCAGCAGATCCTAATTCTAGACTAAGACAAGCTCGTAGAAGATGGAAATGTTAAATGGCAGATCCTAAAAAAGGCACAGGTAAAAAACCAAAAGGTTCTGGTAGAAGACTCTACACAGATGAAAATCCAAAAGATACGGTTGGTATAAAATTTGCTACACCTACAGATGCAAGAAAAACTGTTGCAAAGGTAAAAAAAATTAATAAACCGTTTGCTAGAAAAATACAAATTTTAACTGTTGGAGAACAACGTGCTAAAGTTATGGGTAAATCAAAAGTCGCTTCAATATTTAAAAAAGGAAAAGAGGCCATAAGAAATGCTAGATAAGATAGTTTACAAATTCTTTGCTGGTCTTGACAATATAATGTTAAAGATAGATAATATATTTTATGCGGGATACGAAAAAATTAGAAGCTTTTTCAAAAGAAAAAGAAAAAGAAAACAAAGAAAAAATTCTTTTTAAGAATCTTAGAAAGGAAGTAGAAATAGGTGCGAATGGCACTCAAGACTACATTATAAAAGAAGGAATAAACAAAGGAAAAAAACCGTATGTTACCTGAAGAAACAATAATAATATCTAAAGTACAAAAATTTTTAAAAGAGTCTTATCAAAATATTGGAGATTCCATGATTGCAGGCGGTATTGACAATATGGAAAAATATAAGTATATGATGGGACAGGCACATGCCTATTTAAGAATATCACAGGAAATATCATCCCTGCTAAACCCTAAGGAGGAAAAAAATGATACTAAAAGACCAGACAACGTCGTCGAATTCGGAAACCCCGAAAGTTAAATCAGCATTATTAGATAAATATAAAAATGATCATCAAAAAGAAGTTGATGGTTATGAACGTTTAAAAACAAAAGAAACAAATAAATTACCTGCACCAACTGGATGGAGAATGTTAGTTCTTCCATTTAAAATGCCCGACAAAACAAAAGGTGGATTATATCTTGGACAAGACACAATTGAAAGACAACAAGTAGGTTCTACTTGTGGTCTTGTTTTAGCACAAGGTCCACATTGTTATGATAAAGAAAAATTTCCAGAGGGGCCTTGGTGTAAAAAAGGTGATTGGGTAATTTTTGCAAGATATGCTGGATCAAGAATCCAGATCGATGGCGGGGAGGTAAGATTGCTAAATGATGATGAAGTTTTAGCAACCATCGATAACCCGGAGGATATACTTCATCAATATTAAACATAGTAACACTAGGAGGAAACTATGCCCGACAATAATACTGTCGACATCGACACGTCAGGTCCAGCTATGGATGTTGACTTGGCAGAAGAAAAAGACTCAACAGAGATTGAACAACCGGAAGTAAAAGAAGAACTAACGGTAAGACCTGTTGTAGAAGAAACAGAAACACAATCAGAAGCAGAAGTTAAAGTTGAAGAAAAACCTGCTGAAGAAAAATCAGAAAAAAAAGAAGATGAGTTAGCTCAGTATTCTGAAAGCGTTCAAAAAAGAATAGCTAAACTTACTAAAAAGTGGAGAGAAGCTGAGAGACAAAAAGATGAAGCTCTAAATTATGCTCAATCAGTTTTAAGTGATAAAGAAAAAGCAGAACAAAAACTTTCTAAGTTAGAGCCAAACTTTTTAAAAACTACAGAAGATAGTATTAAATCTGGATTGGAAGCAGCTAAAGCACAACTTGCTAAGGCTAGAGAAGCTGGAGATATTAATGCTGAAGTAGAAGCTCAATCTTTAATTTCTGAATATGCATATAAACAAGTTAAGTTTGCAGAAGCAAAAACTGAGCAAGAGTTATATGAAAAACAAAAAGCAACTCAGGTTGAAAAACCACAAGTTAATTTACAAAGAGAAAATGTAGCTCAAGGAACACCCGATCCTAAAGCTGAACAATGGGCATCTAAAAACTCATGGTTTGGACAAGATTCGGCAATGACTTATACAGCCTTTGATTTACATAAGAAATTAACTGAACAAGAGGGTTTTGATCCTCAATCTGATGAGTATTATTCTGAAATAGATAAAAGAATAAGACTTGAATTTCCTCACAAGTTTGTTAATAATGAACAAACTACGGAAACGACCAAGCCAGTGCAGACAGTTGCGTCAGCAAAAAGAAGCACAAAAACAGGTCGCAAAACTGTGAGACTCACACCATCACAAGTAGCAATCGCTAAAAAATTAGGTGTGCCACTAGAAGAATATGCGAAACAATTAAATATCACGAAGGAGGTATAAGCATATGAGTAATGAAAATGAAATAAGAACTTCTCGTGCGAGTCAAACTAGAGAAAAAGAATCTCGAAAAAAAGTTTGGACTCCACCGTCATCTTTAGATGCACCACCTGCGCCAACAGGTTTTCAACACAGATGGTTAAGAGCTGAATCTTTAGGATTCCAAGATACTAAGAATATCGCTGGAAGAATAAGATCGGGTTATGAATTAGTAAGAGCTGATGAATACCCAGATTCAGATTATCCAATTGTTGAGGACGGCAAATATAAGGGGGTGATCGGAGTTGGTGGCCTTTTGCTTGCAAGGGTACCGGAAGAGATCGCAAAACAACGTTCTGAATATTATATTAAACAAGGTCAGGACAATGTTGAAGCAGTAGATAACGATCTTATGAAGGAGCAGCACCCAAGTATGCCTATCAATATTGATAGACAGACTCGTGTAACCTTCGGTGGCTCAAAGAAATCTTAAAAAATTCTTTTCCATCAAAGGATAAACTAACTAATCGTTCTTAAGGAGGACACAACTATGGCAAATCTAGACGCTGCGTTCGGTTTAAAACCGATCGGAAAAGTTGGTCAGAACAGAGACAACGGTGGTTTATCCGAATACGACATCGCAGCATCTGCATCAGCGATTTATTTCAATGACCCTGTCGAAATGGCAGACACTGGAACAATCACTGTAGCAGCAGCAACTGATGTTTTATTAGGATCACTAAACGGTGTATTCTTTACTGATGCAACATCAAGTAAACCTACTTATGCGAATCACTTAGACGCTTCTAACACTGCAACTGACATTGTTGGATTCGTATCTGATGACCCGTATGAGAGGTTTGAAATACAAAGTGCTGGTACACCTGCGCAAACCAATATTGGTAACTGTGCAGATATCGTGTATGCAGCCGGTAGTTCACCAAACTATGTTTCAGGTGTAGAAATTTCTGGAACAATGGCTGCGGGAACTGCGCAACTTAAAATCATCGGTGTTTCAAAAGACCCTGATAATAACGAATTAGGTTCAGCTAACGCTAACTTAATAGTTACTATCAACGAGCACTTCTTGAAACAAACAGCCGGAATCTAATAGAGGAGAATAACTATGGCGATAAGTAGAGGACAACTAGTTAAAGAACTAGAACCAGGTTTGAATGCTCTGTTCGGCTTGGAATATAAACGTTATGAGAATCAGCATGCTGAGATCTACACAACTGAATCTTCAGACAGAGCGTTTGAAGAAGAAGTTATGTTATCAGGTTTTGCTCAAGCTCAAGTTAAAGCAGAAGGTAGTGGAGTTGTTTTTGACAATGCTCAAGAAACTTACACTGCGAGATACAGCCACGAAACTGTAGCTCTTGCCTTTTCTATAACTGAAGAAGCAATTGAGGATAACTTGTATGACAGACTTGCTAGTAGATACACAAAAGCATTAGCTAGATCTATGGCAAATACTAAACAAGTTAAAGCTGTTAATCCGTTAATCAACGGTTTACCATCTGGAAGCTTCAACTCAGGTGACGGTGTTACTTTATTTAACACAGCTCACCCGACAGTTTCTGGAACTGTATCTAATACATTAGCTACACCGGCTGACTTGAACGAAACTTCATTAGAGCAGTCATTAATTGACATCGCTGCAATCACAGACGAAAGAGGTCTGAAAATTGCTGCAAGAGGTGTTAAAATGATTATCCCTTCTGAGCTTCAGTTCACAGCGGAGAGATTGATGAAATCTCAAGGTAGAGTTGGAACAGCAGATAACGATGTTAACGCAATCGTATCTATGGGTATGATTCCACAAGGTTACAGAGTTAATAACTTTTTAACTGACCCGGATGCGTTCTACATCATTACTGACGTGCCTAACGGTATGAAGATGTTTGACAGAGCCCCAATTAAAACGGCTATGGAAGGCGACTTCGATACTGGTAACGTAAGATACAAAGCTAGAGAAAGATACTCATTTGGTGTATCTGACTTTAGAGGTATTTTCGCATCACCAGGTGCATAATAATTAAAATATTTGAGGCGGACATAGTTCCGCCTCATTTAGAAAGTAAAATAAAAAACTCATGAAAAAATTCACAATTACAATCTGGGCTTACGATCACCATGCAAAATTTAACGTCGAATCAAAAGACGATCCCATTTCGCTAGAAAAAGCGATAGTTGACAAACTAGGAGTAAATGATATAAAATGGGAGTATCTTGGATCATCATATGATGACAAGGTAAACAGAATAACCTATGAGGAGGTTATAAATGACGATGCAACCACACATCCAGGAACTTTACAACAAGAAAAAGTCACTGGATCTCAAATGGGAGCAAGAGCATCTTAACGAGGGTAAATATACTCTCAATATGGTGAGGATCGACGACGAAGTTAAAAAGATCGTTCAGCATATTAAAAAAGCAGAAGCCAAACAAGCACATCTGCAAAATAAAGTTGAGGCAGTCGCTCCTACAGTTTCTGTAGCTACTTAATAAAAAGCTACATCGTTGGAAAAAATCCACTCCACATCACAGGCTCTCTTGCACTCTACTCAAAACTAGTATATAAAAAACTTACTATACAATTAATTAGAACATAGACGCGTATAGTCGACGGCCTAGAGACTATGTTCGGAAACTAGGAGGATACAATTATGGCAAATACTACATTTTCAGGACCGGTACGATCGGAAAACGGTTTTGATTTTATTACTAAAAACGCGACTACAGGTGCTATCACAACTAATGCTTCTTATGGCAAAGGTGTAACAGGTGGTGTTCAACAACTATCTGGTGCTGGCGCAGTTGATACAACTAATTTAGTGACTGAGATTACAACTACTGGAGCAGATGCATTAACACTTGCAAATGGTTCAGTTGGTCAAATCAAAATTATTACTATGGTTGTTGACGGTGGAGACGGAACTTTAACTCCAACTACTTTTGCAAACGGAACTACAATTACGTTCAACGATGCAAACGATACAGTTGCATTATTATATGCAAACACAATTGGTTGGGTTATTATCTCAAACAGTGGCGCAACAGTAGCATAATAAATAATTAATGTGGGCCTTCGGGCCCACACAATTTTAATAGGAGAAAAATATGAAGGGTGACGTAAAAGCAGTACGAGTTACAGCAACTGGTGCGGTCTTTGCAGGAAGAACAAGATTAAGAGGATTAATTCTTGCTTCTGATGGCGGCGGCGCAGGAACTATAATTTTACAAGATAACACTGATAGCACATCTTTATTTCAAGGCGATTGTCCAACAGGAGATGTTTTTGCATTTAATATTCCTGAAGATGGAATTGTATTTCCAGGTGGAATGAAGGTTTCTACTATTACAAACATTGCAGGTGCAACGTTATTAATAGACAAATAGGAGGTTAATTAATGGCTACCTCTGGAACAACGACTTTTGAATCTACGTTTAGTATTGATGATGTCATTACTGAAGCGTACGAAAGATTAGGTCGTTTTGATTATTCAGGAAATGATTTAAAATCTGCAAGACGTTCTTTAAACATTATGTTTCAAGAATGGGCGAACAGAGGTCTACACTATTGGCAAGTAAAAAATAATTCAATTACATTAGTCAATGGTCAATCAGTCTATACAATGTTTAGATCAACAGCTGATGGAACTTCTGATGCAACTGCAGTGTATGGTGTAGATGATATATTAGAGGCTGTGTACAGAAACTCTTCTTCAGTTGATTTTCCTCTTACAAAAATAAATAGATCTGCATATCAGGGTTTGTCAAACAAAACTCAAACAGGTGTTCCTACACAATACTATGTTCAAAGATTTATAGATAAAGTTACAATTACTTTGTACTTAACACCTGGTTCAAGTGAGGCAGGTAATTTTTTAAATTACTATTATGTAAGTAGAATACAAGATGCTGGTAACTATACTAACGAAGCAGATGTACCATATAGATTTGTACCTTGCATGGTTTCAGGTCTAGCTTACTATCTTTCACAAAAAATAAATCCACAACTTACACAACAAATGAAATTATTATATGAAGATGAATTAAAGAGAGCATTAGAAGAAGATGGTTCTGCTTCAAGTTCTTTCATAACACCTAAAACTTATTATCCAAATGTCTAATTTATCTAGAGGAAAATATGCACAATTTATATCTGATCGTTCTGGTCAAGCGTTTCCATATTCAGAAATGGTAATTGAATGGAATGGATCAAGAGTACATATATCTGAATATGAAGCAAAACATCCACAGCTAGAACCAAAACCAACTACAGCAGATGGACAAGGTTTAAGAAATGCAAGACCTGCTAGAGTTGAACCAGCAACAGAAAATTTATTACCAAGTGATCCGTTTGATATAACTTTAGGAAGCACAACTATATCTGTAAATGAACCAAATCACAAAAGAACAACAGGAGACACTGTTGTATTTAGAAACGTAGATGGAAGCCCCGGAGGCCTGGCGTATACAGTATTTGAAAATGCTGCAGGATTTAGTATAACTGTGGTAGATACAAACAATTACACATTTACTTTAGGATCAACACCTACGGTAACAGGAAATTTTGGAGGAATGACAGTAACTGCAGGACCAGTTACATTAACACCATGACTTATTCAGAACTAGTACAAAAAATTAGAGATTACACAGAAGTAGATGCAAATGTTTTAACAGACTCTATTGTTAATGGATTTATTGAAAATGCTGAATGGAGAATATTTAGAGATGTAGATTCTGATAATAATAAAAGATACGCAACAGCAAATTTAATTACATCACAAAGATTTATAGATGTTCCAAATGATTTATTAGTTGTAAGGTCAGCTCAAATTGTAGATTCTGATGGAGTAGGTCAAGCGAATAATAGAGATTTTTTACAATTTAGAGATACAAGTTTTATGTCTGAATTTAATCCAGCTGAGTCTACAGGAGTTCCAAAATACTATGGTATGTGGGATAAAGACACTATTGTAATAGCTCCAACTCCAAATGCTACATATGAAATTCAGTTAAATTATATCTTGAAAGACCCGGGTTTATCTAGTACAAATACAACAACATACATCAGCGAGTATTTTCCCAACGGACTTTTGTATGCATGCTTAGTAGAAGCATATAGTTTCTTAAAGGGGCCAAATGATCTCTTGCAATTATACGAAGGAAAGTATAAACAAGTGGTAGAAGGCTTCTCAATAGAACAAATGGGAAGACGAAGACGAGATGAATATCAATCAGGTGTTCCTCGAGTCGGAGGAAAATAAGGAGATATAATTATGGCTATAACACAAGCGATCGCAAACGCGTTTAAAAAACAGTTACTTGAAGGTGATCACAACTTTAAACAATCAGGTGGTGATAAATTTAAATTAGCTCTTTATACTTCTTCAGCTACTCTAAACTCAACTACTACTGCGTACAGTGCAACTAACGAAGTTAGTAACACTGGATCTTACTCAGCAGGTGGCGGTGCGTTAGTTAATGCCGGAACTTCAATCGGTTCTGGAACTGGTAAAGGTGTTGCAATAGTTGACTATGCAGATCTATCTTTTACTGCGGTAACATTAACGGCTAGAGGAGCTTTAATCTATAACACTTCATCTGACACTACAAATGCAGCTGTTGCAGTTTTAGATTTTGGAGGAGATAAAACAGCTACATCAGGAACTTTTACAGTGCAGTTTCCAGCGTTTACTACATCGGCAGCTATATTAAGAATTTCTGGTTAATAGGAGGTCTATAAAATGGCATTGGTTGTAAACGATAGAGTTAAAGAAACTTCTACCACTACTGGTACAGGTACATTTACTCTTGCAGGAGCAGTAACAGGATTTGAAACTTTTTCTAGTGCAATTGGAAATACGAACACAACGTACTATGCAATTGTTCACACTAGTAATTCAGAGTTTGAAGTTGGATTGGGAACAGTAGCAGCTGGCACTTTAGCTAGAACTACGGTTATCTCATCATCAAATAGTGACTCTGCAGTGGATTTTGCTGCAGGAACTAAAGATGTTTTCTGTACCCTTCCTGCATCTAAATCAGTTATACTCGATGCAAGTGGAAACATTGTTGCAAACAACGCTAGTAATCTTACAGCTCTTAATGCAACTCAACTTACTTCAGGAACTGTTCCTGATGCGAGGTTTCCAGCAACACTTCCTGCATTAAACGGAAGTGCATTAACAGATTTAAATGCTTCTAATTTAGCAAGCGGTACTGTTGCTAACGCAAGACTGGATCAACAACTTCAAGACGTTGCAGGTTTAGCTGTTACAGATGGTAATTTTATTGTTGGAGATGGATCTAATTTTGTAGCAGAAAATGGAGCCACAGCTAGAACATCATTAGGATTAGGAACAGCTGCTGTATTAGATACTGGTATATCAAACACAAACGTGCCTAAATTTACAACAGGTGTAGCAGACGATGATTTTTTACGTGTAAATGGAACAGATATTGAAGGACGTTCTGCAAGTGAAGTTAGATCAGATTTAGGTTTAGCCGCTTCTGCAACAACTGATACGACTGACGCAAGTAATATTAGTTCTGGTACTTTAGCAAACGCAAGATTAGATGCACAATTACAAGATGTAGCTGGTTTAGCAGTTACTGATGGAAATTTTATTGTTGGTGATGGTTCAAATTTTGTCGCGGAGTCTGGATCAACAGCCCGAACGTCACTTGGGTTAGGAACATCTGCTGTTTTAGACACAGGTATATCAAATACAAACGTTCCTAAATTTACAACAGGTGTAGCAGATGATGATTTTTTACGTGTGGCTGGAACAGCAATTGAAGGGCGTTCTGCGTCTGAAGTTAGATCAGACTTAGGTCTAGCTGCCTCTGCAACAACTGACACAACTGATGCAAGTAATATTAGTTCTGGCACTTTAGCTAATGCGAGACTAGATGCACAGCTTCAAGACGTTGCGGGATTAGCTGTAACTAATGGAGGTTTTATTGTTGGTGATGGTTCAAATTTTGTTTTAGAAACTGGATCGACAGCAAGAGATAGTTTAGATTTAGGCACAAGTGATGATGTACAATTTGATTCTTTTGGTGTAGGAACAGCTGCTTCAGGAACTACTGGACAGATAAGAGCTACTAATGACATTACTGCTTTTTATTCTTCAGATGCATCTTTAAAAGAAAACGTAAAAAATATTGAAAACCCTTTAGAGAAAGTTAATCAAATTAATGGTGTAACTTTTGATTGGACAGAAGATTATATTAAAGAAAATGGCGGCGAAGACGATTACTTTGTAAGAAAAAATGACGTAGGTGTAATTGCACAAGAAATAGAAAAAGTTTTACCAGAAGTGGTTGCAACAAGAAAAGATGGAATCAAAGCTGTTAAGTATGACAGAATTGTTGCTTTATTAATTGAATCTATCAAAGAACTTAAAAAAGAAATAGAAGAACTAAAAACAGGAGCCTAATCCATGGCCCTAGGAGT